CCTCGGCCTGCGCCAGCTGCCCGCGGGCGGTATCGAAGGCCGCCTGGTACGGTGCCGGGTCGACCTGGTACAGCAGCTGCCCTGCCTTGACCTGCTGGCCTTCGGTGAACAACCGCTGGCGGATCAGACCGCCGACCTGCGGCCGCACCTCGGAGATCTCGAACGGCACGGCACGGCCGGGCAAGGTCTGCTGGAGTGCCAGCGGCTGCGCGCGGGCGATGATGACGCCCACTTCGGGCATGGCCGGGGCATCGGTCCTGCCCGCCGAACAGGCCGCCAGGGCCAGCAGCAGGGGCAACAGCAGGGGACGCAGGGAACGGGACAGCGGGCGCAGGAGGGACATGGGGGGCGTGGGGGCCTTTCGTTGACCCGTGCTGTGCAGGGGTGAGATATATCAGGGGGGAGGCTGCGATATCTAGCCGGAAGACCCCGGAAGATGGCGGAAGTTGAAAGCCCGCCTCGCAAAGAGATTGCACTACGTGCAATTGGCTCAGGGGGCGAAAAGCCCCATCTGGCGGAGGTCGCGATCGCGCAGCTCGGCGCGTCGGAGCAGCTTACGGATGCCACGTTCAGTCATGTCGTACTTCCTGGCCAACTCCGCGTAGGAGGCCCCGTCGCGGTGGGCAGCCAGTATCTCACGCTCTCGCTGGCTCAGCTTGAAGGCGTGATTCTTGGGGAACGAAAGCACCTGGCCGGACCAGTTCTCGGCCAGCCTGTCAGCAACCGCTGCTCCTACCTGGTCGGCGCGGTCCTGGTCGAGCCCCAGCTCCCTGGCGACGTCAGCCGCCTGGGCGGCGGCATCGGCCAAAAGCTCACTGCGGCGCGCTTCCATCAGGTTCCTGCTCATGGGACGTCCTTCGGTACAGCATGTGCGCGACGGTTCGCATCGTACTGGAGAGCGGCAATCACCTTCTGCAGCTGCTCCTTGTTGCACCACTCGATGCGGGTGACCTTGCACATGCGCAATGCCAGGCTGTGGGCGTAGGCCCAAGGCCGGCCGGCGTCGGCGAGGAGTGCCTCAACCTTGGCCAGCTGAGGAGCCAGATCGCCCTTGGGACGCCCGGCCCAGCGCTCTGCGGCACGGGCCGCGCGCGCCGGCATGCCGCCCAGGCGGCGCAGCTCATTGGCGATCGCGTCCAGCTGGCGCTGGTCGCAGCTGCCAGCGCTACGGTGCGGCTGGCCGCTCTGGCCGGACACGCGCTGCACCAGGTCGCGGTACACGTCCTCGGCCAAGCCGAGCGCCTTGGCGGCGGCATGGATGGCCGCCAAGGTGCGCTTGCGGCGATCGGTTGGCGGACGGCTGCGGGCCATTGTTCAGGCCTCCCCTTCCAGTTGGAACGTGAGCTGCAGGACGTCGAACAGCCTGCTGAGCTGGCCGGTCTGCAGTGCGAAGCGGGCGTCCAGTTCCTGCCGTTGCTCGTCCTCGGCCAGTTCCGCCAAAGAGTCAAAGGCGCCGTCGAGGAACTTGAGTTTCCGGATGACCAGGTCGTCGCTGATCACGAAGGACAGGGTGTCCTCCATGATCAAAGCCAGCCGATAGACCTGCTTGCCTGCCTCAAGGTGCTTTTCCACCTCATCGCAGCGTAGTTCTTGGTGCTGGCAGCGGATCGTGGCACCGCCTTCAACCGGGTCGCGTAGCTCACATTCCTCGCCCAAGGACAGGCCGACCGGGAGCTGCTCGCCAGCTACCCAGCCTGTCAGCACGGAACGGGGGGCGACCGCAGCGCGGAGCCTATTGGCCGGGAAGCTCCCGAGCAGGCCCCTGACTTCTGAGACGGCGTCGCTCGCGGCCGTGCTGCTGCCGGTGTCGACAAACGCAATGCCCCGCTGGGTATCCACAAACATGTCCACGCGGGCCGACTTGACCAGGGCGCGGGGCAGCAGCTCATGCAGCAGGTCGTCCTTCATGCGGCGCCGCTCGCGGCCACCTGGACGCCGGCCCTGCGCTTCCAGCGCCTGCAGCCGGGTCTCCAGCATTTCATTGACGCTCGCGTCCGGAATGATCTTGGTCTCGGTACCGATCGCCAGCCAGAGGAACGCACCGGAGCGGTGCGACAACGCCGCACCGCTCTCACGCCCATACGGAGAAATGAACCCGCGCGACGACAGTTCCAGCGACCCTACCGGCTGCAGCTGGGACAGCGGTAGCAGCTTCTCCACCTGCGACCAGTCGATCACCGGCGAGAACTGGAACATCGTGACGTTCCGCATGAACATCGATCAGGCCCCCAGCTCGGTCAGCTGCAGAAGAGTGGAGTCGAGATCCGGTCGGCCATCCCAAGCGACCAGCTTCACGCCGTGCGCAGTAGGCCAGCCTTCCTGATCATCGAACTCCTGCTGCATGCCACGCGACGTGAGGTCGCCCCGAGCGTCCAGGACCATACCGATGAAGTCGGCTGCGGCCATCTTGATCACCGCAACGACAGCGTCGTCGTCGGCACCGGCCAAGCGAGCGTCTGCCCCCGTCCAGAATGCGTTGATCTGAGTGGCCACCTCCGGGGTCAGCTGGGCGTGGTCAATCTCCAGGATCACCCACGCATCGCCCCAGTCCTGTTCGATCTTGTATCGCTTCACCTGCTTGCAGGCGGTGGTTTGCGCAGACATCAGTTCTTCTCCTTCAACAGTTGGGCCTGGGCGGCAGTAAGGGCGGTCTGCCAGGCGGGAACCTCCTCGCCCAGCGAATCGAGCAACCGGCGGATGCCCGGCCGGGCGCCGGCGACGATCCGGCCGCCGTCCCGGACCACTGCGATGACCTGGGTCTTCCTGGTCAGCGGATCGCGGCGTGCCGGAGCTGCGGCCATCCCGCCCCAGCGCAGGCCCTTCGGCACCTGGGCGCACCATGCGAGCCAGTGGCCGAGTGCGTCACCCTTCGCGGCCTGGTCGACCGCTTCGGGGACACCGGGCACCAGCAGGCAGCCCTGGCTCTCGCCCTGACCGTGGCGGGCGCGGGCGCTGACGACCTTGCGCAGCTGCGCGGCTTCGCCGCTGGCAACGAGGATTGCGTGTTCCGGCAGGTGTTCGCCGAACTCGATCAGGCCGGTGGCCCAGCAGTAGGCGATCACGCCGCCACCCCCGGCGCCTGCAGGCGCTCGATGAAGGAGTACTCGATGCCACAGCCGCCATCCTGCTCCTGGCAGATCACATACAGCACCAGCTGCTCAGGATCGTTTTCGACCGTGGCGAGACTCGCGAACAGCGCGGCGACGCCGCAGCTGGGGCAGTACGTGGCAAGTCGCTGTTCACCGTTCATCGGAATGCTCCTTGTCGAAGAACTGGACCAGGGTCGGCGCGTCGATTCGCCGTTTCATAGCCCAGGGGAACGCGTCGACGCCGCGACGCTCGATGTAGGCGATCGCGTTGTTGACGCGCTGCAGGTCCGCCGGGGAATTGGCGCCCTGACGCGTGTCGAACATCGGATGGCCGTTCTCGTCGCGCTGCTCGTAGGCGAACAGCTCGACCTCGGAACGCACGGTGGCATCGGCAATGTCGCTGGCCAGCACCGCCAGGTAGCAGGCGTCGTGGAGGGCATGGTTAGACATGCTTCACCGCCGCGATATCCAGGCTGATGGGCTGGTACTGCCCCTGTGCATCGCGCTCGTAGAAGCGCACATAGGTCTTGCTGCCCACCACGGTCACTGCATCGCTGATCGCCGCCATCGCCTGCGTCCAGCGCGGATCGTCGAACTTCAGCCGGCGCAGGGACAGCACTTCGCCGGTTTTGATACTGCCGTCGTTGTCGACACGGAAGGCGTTGTTCACCAGGGTGCGCAGCTCAGCCCGGGAGCCCTCGGTCCAGTCGTTGAGGCACTCATCGATCAGTGCCTTGGCCGCCTGCAGGCGCTCATCGAACTGGATCGAATCCTGGACCGCACGGACGATCTTGTAGCGGCCGTCATAGCTCATCAGGGTCACGTTGCCCTTGTCGCCGCCAATGCTGGCGCCGTACTGCTCGGCGCTCAGCTGCACGAACGCGGCGATATCGCCGAAGGCAGTACCCCGGAACTCGGCCATCTGCTGATGCAGCTTCTTGGCGCCGCTGATCAGTTCAGCGACCAGCTGGTCGCGCGCAAGGTCGATCGCCGCGATCTGATTCTCCTGAACGAGACGGCCCTTGCGATCCTCGCGATAGCCTTCGGGAATGGTGCTGGTGGTCATTGGGTGCCTCCTTGGACGGCGGAATCGGTATGCAGGTACATGGGACGAAGCTGCTCGGGGATGCCCTCAACATGGACGGGGCTTACAGCTGTGAACCAGTCGGCTCGCCATCGGCGAGCAGCGTCGAGGGAAATGCCGAGCAGACGCGCGATGCGCAGCGGCGTCAGGGAGCGCTGGTCCTGCGCCTTGGCCCACAGGGCAAACCGCATGGCCCGCAGGTGGTCGTATCGCTGGTGGCCAGTGCGAGCCATCACTCCACCCCGCCGAGGATTCGGTCAAAGTGCGAATGCAGGGAATCCACGATGCGCCCACCCAGGTACGGCGGCAGCTCGCCCTCGCGCTCCTCCTGCGACAAGCATGGCGTGCCGACCGAAGGCAGCAGCGGTCCTTCGTTGATCGCCGGGCCGACGTACTGCTGAGCGCCCTGTGTGCGACGCTCGCCATCGCAGCGCTTCGGCGCGCTGCTGGCCATTTTTGCGTACTGAGCCTGGGCGGCGGCCAACTGTTTCGGGTCGATCTTCCAGTCCTGGTTCAGGCGATAGCGCCGGGCCAGTCGGCCGCCGACATGCTCGACCATGCCGCATTGGACTGCTTTGGTCAGGGCGTGCTGCACGTAGCCGCGGTACTCAAAACCGTGGGCCATGACGCCGTCGATCAGCGTGCGAGAATCGAGGATGCTGGTGCCCAGCACGGAGGCGAAGGCCGCCTGCAGACGGATGCTCGGCGCAGTCACAGCACCACCTCGCGGCTTTCGAAGGTGTCGCGCCTGGAACGGATGGTGACGACCACCGGCGGACGCTCGGTCCATTCCAGCTGCAGGCCCTGGTACTCCGCCGCCAGCACGCGATCGCGGCCGCCACTGCCATTGGGGCTCCAGCGCTTGAGGTGGCCTTCAATCTCGGCCGGCGGCTGGGTGATGATCAGCACCGGGCGGCGCCCGTTGCTGTAGTGGGCCAGCACGTCGATGCCGGCGTTTTCCAGTTCGCGCGCGGTGTTGGCGGCAGCGAAAAGCATGTCAGAGCTACGATCAACGTTCATCGTTGGTGTCCTCGTCGGTGATGGGCTTGGTCAGCCCGAGTTGTCCGTACAGATCCGGCAGGGCTACGCGCTTCATGGCGCACACCTGCTGCAGGGAGGTCATGGCGCGACCGGTCAGGTACTCGCAGCACCGGTCCAGTTCTTCCGCGCTGGCGGCTAGGTGGTAGCCGTTCGCTGGGTGGGCGCAGATGGGGTGCCCATCGCGACGCAGCTTCTCGATGATCTGGCGCAGCCGCCGCTCGTCGGCGGTGTTGAAGCGCTGCGTGACGGCGTGCACCAGGTCGCGGGCGGTGATGCCGTTGACGGCACCACGGCGGCCCTGCAGCTCCGCCAGCACCGCCTCGGGGGACAGCTCTTGCGGTAGCAGGGCCAGCTGCATGTCAGTCGGCCCCCCTATCGATGCCGGCAGCGATGGCCAGGTCGAGGATCTCGTCCAGTTCCAACAACCAGCGTTTGTCGGTGGCGTGCGAAATCACCATCACACCGCTGTGAATCCAGACCTCGACCGTGTAATCGCGCTTGGTCTCAGGATCCTGGACCTGGACCGATCCCACACGCGACGCGGTTGGGAACAGGGGTGCATGCACCAGCGCCCCAATGGCCTTCCTCCGCTGAGGATGCTTAGCGCTGTGGCGCTGGCGATTCCGCACCTGGCCAAGGCAGCTCTTTAGGGTGGGCACAGCCATCATTCCTCCTCGTCCTGGTCGTCATCGCGGAGCTGATCGATAAGGGCGCGCAGCTGCTGCTGGGACAGGCCGGCCAGACAGGTGTCCATGCTCTGGCCGTCCAGCCACTCAATGCCTGCGCGGCGGAAGATGTCGCGGTGCATGACCGTCACCTGGCGATGAGGCAGCTCCGCATCCCGCAGCACCTGGACAGCAAACCCGCGCAGGTACTGCGTGCCTTCGGTGGTGGAAGCGATCGCCATGCTCAGACCCCCCGGACCACGTCGGCGGTGACGGTCGGCACGCCCAGGTTGGCCGCACGGTTCATGGCTGCTGCCAGGGTGTTCTGGACCGCCAACGGATACAGCAGCGTTCCGGTACCCCGTGGCGGCACCAGCTTCACCCGCAGCGCCTCGATCGCAGAGCGATCCATGATCTTTTCCAGCGGCACGCTCAGCTGGCGGAAGCGGTGCGCGAGGTAGTTCTCCAGCTCACCGTCGAGCGCCGGCAGGTGCATGATTTCAATGCGTTGCACGACCTCCCGCACTTCCGGGTTGTGTTCGGAGAGCTTGTCGCCCAGCTCGGGCTGGCCGATCAGGATTACCGACAGCAGCGGGCGCAGGCCGTCCTTCAATTCACGGAAGCGCTTGAGGTGCTTGAGCGTCGGCAGCGGCAGGCTGTGCGCCTCTTCGATCACCAGCACGTGGCTGTGGCCGGCGCGGGCGCTATCACGCAGGCTTTCGTGCAGCTGGCGGAAGCGGGCCTCCGGGCTGCTCTTTGGCTTGGCCAGCGGAGACACCGCTGCCATGATCGCCTCGGCGATGTGGTGGCTGCGCAGGGTCTTGCCGACACTGTCGCTGCCCTCGCTGGCCAGCACATAGGGCTGGATCACGATGACCGCCTGCTCCTCGCGCTGGATGCGATCGACCATGTCTTCGCGCAGGGTCGACTTGCCTGCGCCGCTCTCGCCGATCACGGCAGCGAAACCGCCATTGCGGGCGATCTGATACATGCTCTCGCGCACGTATCGGATATCCGGGGACAGGAAGACCTCGTCGTGGCTGGCGGGGTCGGCGAAAGGATTGCCCGGCAGGCCGAAGTGCCTACGGGCCTGTGGGGTCAGTGCCTGGTATCGCAGTAGCATAGGGTCTTCCTCGTCGTTGATTTCGGTAGCGGTATCGGGGTCTTGCGGTGGGGAAACCGGGGCCGGCGTGTTAGCGCACGCCGGCTCCTCCTCCAGGTGCCAGTCGACGGCCGGGGCGCCGCTTTCCAGCAGGAACACAGAGATGGCGGACCGGACTCGGGGCTGGTCGCAGCCAGTCGGCAGCACGCCGTGGTTGATCAAGGCATTCAGGGCCGGGCGGCTGAGCGACACTGCCTTTGCCAGCGTCCCCTGCTTGATGCCGGCGCGGCCGAGGATCGATTTCAGACGCAGCGTCACGCGGCACCTCCGTTGATGACGCGCAGGCCGCCACGCTCGGGTTCGACCAGGGCGATCGCCCAGGCCTCGACCTCATGCACCGGCAGACCCTCGGGCCAGCGCTGGCTGGTGCGTACATACATTTCCGGTGACCAGGTATTGCCTGACCGCTCGACCAGCGGCTTGAGGCGCATGGCGGCCTCAACGTGGTTGAGCGGGGGCAGCTCGGCCCGGACGACCTCGGGCTCGATGCGCAGAGCTGCCAGCACCTGGGGCGCGTCCAGCTCGGCCAGGGTTCCCGAGCGCGGCAGGCTGGGAGCAACATTGGCCTCGCGAATGTGTTTCATCGGATCGACCTTGCCGCCGAATGGCACGCGGCGGGCCTTGCGCGCGGCGATCGCCTCGGCGTCGCTCTTGACCTCCATCGCCAGGCGATCCAGTTCCTTTCGCGCCGCGTCCGCCGGCGTTTCGGGCGCGGCCCGATACTCAGCGCCAACCTGGGCAGCGGTATCGAGGAAGCCCCATTCGTCGTGCTGCAGGCGCGGTGCAACGAAGTGAATCGGCGCGCTGTCCTGTTCGCCCGGCATAAGCACGCGCACGCTGTTATCCGGCTCCAGCGCGTTGACCACCACGTCCACGCGCTGGCCGTTGATGAGGCCCGGAATGCCACGCACGTCGTACTGCTTTCCACGAAAGCGGATGATGCAGTCACGCACAGTGCATGTCTTCGGCGTGCTGGTGGCCAGCTGCCGCAGTACCTGGACATCCGGAGCAATGCGCAGCTGGTCCGGGGTGATACGCAGCCATCCATCGCGCCTGGTCATGCCCGTGCGGGTGTGGATGCGGGTTGCGTTGTACGCGCGCGCCCATTGCTGGGCCAAGGTGTTCATCTCCTCCAGGCTGGTGACCGGCGCCCTGGTCTTGAGCATGGCTTCGAAGTGGGTCTCGATCAGATAGTTCGCGTTCTCCACCTGGCCTTTCGCACGGGCATTGCCGACCTCATTGATGATCACCTCGATGCCGCAGGCTGACAGGAAGCTGCGCGTCGTCGCCGCAACCATTGCGCTGCCGGGGTCCATCATCAGCAGCTTCGGGATCCCGTGCATCGTGCCCATTTCGCGCCGCGTCATTGCGTGGATCAGGGCCGACAGCAGATTGGCGCTGCTCTCGGCACCCAGCACGTAGAACACCTCGATCGCACCGCTCGCGTGGTCGGTGATCGCATAGCGCCACAGACGGTTCTCAGCGATCTTGGTGAAGTTCTCCGGCTTGCCGCGATAGAAGCGGCGCTTGTCCATCACCTCGGTGCCATTCGCTGCCAGATAGAACTGGCGGCTCACCGAGGCGTCGATCTGCCAGAGGTGATTCGGATGCGGTGATGCCAGGCGTGCAGCCGGAGTCGGTGCCGCCAGCTGGTCGCGATGGAAGCCGTAAGCGCGAATGGCGCGGCAAATTGAGGACACGCTCAACGGCACCAGCTCGCCGGTCGCCTTGTCGACGCGTAGCGCTTCGATGCGGTCATTGGCGCGCAGAATCTCCACGGCGTCCTCGACCGGCAGGGTGCCGGTACCGGTGAGGCGCCGGGTCTCTTCGACCAGGGCGGCGATGGCGGCGGCTTCGTCGCGGGTGAGCGCGAGTTCACCAGCATCCGATCGCTTCTTGCGGGGCTTGATGCCTCCCGTCACCTGCTGCAGGCGACGGTAGGCGGTCTGAACCGAGCAACCCATCTGCTCGGCCAGCTCGGCCGCGATGCGGCTCTTGCTACCGTGCGGCGCCGCCAGCAGTTTGCCGGCCGCCGCATGGATGAGGGCTTCGGCGGACATGCTCAGGCCTCCGAGCCGTCATGTACCAGCGGCAGGGAGAGCGGCAGCTCCTCGTCGTCACGCACGGTGCGTACTGCATTGAGCAGGCGGCCGATGGTGTCGCTGAGGAAAACCGCTGCGTCGGTGTCCTGGTCGGTCTCGGAGGCGTGCGTGGCGCATGCACGGACTGCTGCCATCAAGCCGGCCTTGCCATTGCCCAAGGCAGCGAGAACAGCCTGCTCGGCTTCGGTGACGGCCTGCTTGAGGATGATCAGCTGTTGATCGGCTTCGGCAGTTTTCCAGCGGCGTTGTGCCTTGGTCGTCTTCTCATGTTCCCTGTTCAGGTCATCGGACAACTTGCTGATTCGCTGGTCCTTTGCCTCGATATCGGCGCGGGCGTTGCGGACTGCCTCGCGCAGTTCGCGCACGGACATGTTGCCGACGTCATCGAGTTCCAGCTCGCCGGTCTCACCGGTCTCCGCCAGCTCCTTGAACTGCTCCTCCGGCAGCGAAAGCAGCTCGATGAGCTTGCTCTCGCTCTTGATCGCAGTGACCAATTGCGTCGACGTCGACGCATTTGGCAAGGCGGCCACGCGCCGCGCAGCCTCCATCATCCGCTGGGCCTGCCGCGATTCCATGCCCAGGCGCTGCAGCATTCCCGCCCACTCGCCGTGGACGCTGCACTCGCGAGCCACCAGCAGGTAGCTGCCAGCGCGCAGGAACGCCTCGCAGCCGCGATGCAGCTCGCGGCGGATGGCAGCCTCATAGTGGTCCGGGTGCCATGCCAAGCCCTCGCCGAACTGTTCCACCAGCGCAAGCTGACGCTCGCGCATCTGTTCCATCTGAGCCGCGTCATTGGCATCGGTCTTGCCAATGAACTCCGGCCCCACTGCCTCGGCCTGTGCGACTGCCTTGCGGCCTGCGGTGTCTTTCTTGGTCATTGCTGTCCTCGTCGATCAGTTGGGGTTGCGGGAATAACGCTGCTCGGTCTCTTCCAAGCGTTGGCGCACGCGCGCCAGCTCCTGTTCGTGAGCGCGAGCCAGCTGGATCAGTCGGGGGGAAAGGCGCCAGTACTCATCGCGGCCGGCGATGCGCTCTGCGATGCCTTCGTCGGCCAGTACCTCCAGGTCACGCAGGACCGTCGAAGGCGTTGCCTTGATCGAATCGGCCAACTGCTTGAGGCGCAGCCCGTCGAAGGCGTGCCCCTGTAGGGCGAAGATCAGGCGCAATGCCCGCCGCACAGGTTGCTGTGCCGGGGCATTCATGCCTGCACCCGATCGATGCAGGCCGCCTTCACGATCCGGCTGCGCATTGCGCGGCCCTTCGGGCCGTTCCAGGTGCCAAGCAATGCGGCACGCGCGTTGGTCACAGTGGTGCCGTTGGCACGGCACCACTCGGTCAGGGTCTTGCCCTGCAGTACGAAGCCGGCGCGCACACGTTTGTGAAGATCAAGGCCGGGGTCAGTGGAACGCATTGGGTTATCCTTCGGTTCTTATTGCCGGGGTGTAAAAGGGCCGTTGACGACTCCGGAACAATCCTAAGTGTAAAAAGTACACCTTGCAAGGGGTTCGTGTGGTTTCTTCACTCATCCGCCAGATCATGGAAGACGGGGGATTCAGGCAGGTCGACCTGGCTGAAAGGCTTGGTATAACTATCGATCGCGTAAAAAACCTGACCTCGGGGCGGGTCAAGAAGCTGTCGTCGGACGAAATGCGCGGCTTGGTGGAAAAACTACACGTTCGTGCCGAGTTCCTCGCGACAGGCAGCGGCCCGGTGTTCGCGCAGCCAGCAGAAGTCGAGTTGGGCCGCCGAATGAAGCTGCTTTCGGATGCGTCACAGAAGGCATCGACCCTGGACCTTCCCGAGAGCTACCAGGCGCTCGTCCGCGACATCCTGGTCGGTGCAGCGTTGGGGCAGTCGGATCTGCTGCAGTCCACCATTGACGGGTTCGTCCACGACGTCCGTTCCGCTACGGATGAGTCCACCGTTGCCGTCAAATCCCGCAAGACGACAAGGAGAAAGTCACCATGAAGAAGCTGTACTTCGCAGTTATCGCTCTGCTGCTACTGACCGCTGCAAAGGCGACGGTTGGACAGGAGTTCAACGCGGCCAACCTGGCTCAATTGGAAGTCGGAAAGACCACGCTCGCCGAAGCTGTCGCGCTGCTTGGTGCGGAGCCACAGAGTTCGACCGTGGGCAAGAGCGGAGCAATCGCGTACCTGTGGCAGCACGTCCAGTCGAAGTCCAGTGTTTGGACCGGGCGCTCTGACACCCAGCTCAAGCACGTGATGCTGGTGTTCAACACGGATGGAACCTTCCAGCGCATCCTGCAGCTGCGCGGCGTCGACCTGGATCCCGACGCGCGGAAGAGATTGATGGAACAGCCTGCGGCGCTGCACGCTGCGAACTGACTGAAGGCCACCTCCGGGTGGCCTTCTTCGTTTCAGCCCACTATCTCGCGCGCGCGCGAGCAAGGCTTGGAACGCGTGCAAATGACCTGCGCGCTGTCGAAATAGAGACTGCATCCCATCGATTCGGCGCGTTCGGGGCGCGCCTGGTCGACGGGCGCTCCTCGTCGTGTCCCGTCGGCCCTTCTATTCCAGGAGTAGGCCATGACGACCAAGACCACGCGCGGCATCCGTAACAACAATCCGGGCAACATCGAGCGCAACTCCGCCAACAAGTGGCAGGGACGCATGCCCCGAGAGCGGATGACCGAGGAGCAGCGCAACGAAAAGCGCTTCGAAGTGTTCTCGGCGCCGGCCTGGGGTATCCGCGCGATGGCCCTGCTGCTGATCAACTACCAGGACAAGCACGGCTGCAGCAACGTGCGGCAGCTGATCGATCGCTGGGCACCGCCGAGCGAGAACAACACCGACGCCTACGTTGGCGCTGTGGCTGGGGCCGTCGGCGTCGCCCCGACCCAGTTCATCAGTACCCACGAATACCGTCGCATGCGCCCGATGGTCGAGGCCATCATTCGCCACGAGAACGGCCAGCAGCCTTACAGCTCCGACGTGATCGAGGAAGGTCTGCGCTTGGCCGGCGTCGTCAACCCCGGCGCGAAGCCGCTGGTTGCCGTGCCTGCGTCGGTCACCACGGCAGCCGCTACTGCAGCCGCTGCGGGCGGCACGATGGCCGCCGTGGAAGCAGCACAGCAGCTGCAGCCGGTCATCCAGGGCGTGCTGCCAGCGATCCAGCAGGTCAATGCTGTGGCGCAGGCCACCACCGGCATGCCCAGCTGGTTGCGCCTTGCGATTGCCGTCAGCGTGATGGCACTGGCCGGCGCCAGCATCTTCACCTGGTGGCGCCTGCGCCGTGCCCGCAAGGCGGTGAGTGCGTGAACCCTCACCTGACCGCCAAGCACGTCGTGGGTGCTGCCACGGGTCCGGTCGTGGTGCGGTTCGCGCTGGCCGTGGTGGTTGTCGCCTTCTTCTTGGGGCTCTGGCTGGGCCACCGGTGGGGCGCGGGAAGCCAGGTCGATCGGGTCAACGCTTTGTCCGACCAGGTCATCGCACTCAGCGCGGAGCGCGACACCGCGCGCAACGTCGCCGCCGGCAACGCCGATGCCGTTGCCACATTGCGGGCCGCCCTCAAACGGGAGGCAGATACGAAGCTGGCCCAGCAGCGCGCAGCAATCGCCGAACTGGATGCCCGTGCAGACCGCATCGCTCAACTCGAACGCCTGGCGGCACAGCGCCAGCAGGCCCTGACCAAGAAGGTGGATTCCGATGAAGACTGCAACGTGCTTCGCACCACTCCTGTGTGCGCTGCTCTTGCTCGCGGGCTGTGGGGAAACCAAGCAACCGCTGACCCGCACTGAACTGGTCGAGTGGCCAGTCCTGGTCTATGTCGAACTGCCCCCGGCACTCACTGATCCGCTGCAGGCCCCGGCCCCACCGCAGCCGCTGTGCCGTCTGCAGGACGGCACGATCACTCCGTGCGCGATCGACGCGATCGTGCGAGAGGCCGCATGGCAGCAGCTGCTGCAGCGGGTCAACGATGATCGCGCGACCTCGGGGCGGCTCAGTGGCGCCAGAAAAATGTCACAACCCAATCTCAGTGGCGGAGACGCCACGAAATGAAGATCTCGCTGGAGTTGTGGCAGGCCCTTTCGCTTGTGCTCGCACTTCTCGGGACGCTGGTGGGTCTGGTCAAGTGGGGCATCAGCCAGATCAAGGCAAGCATCGACCAGCGCATGGCGGGGTTTGAGAAGGCCGCCGAGGGCTGGCGCAAGCAGGAACTGGACCTGCTGGGACTGCGGGCGGAACTGGCCAGGGAGTACGTGCGAAGAGACGACCACATCCGAAGCCAGACGGTCATTGAGGCAAAGCTCGACGCGATCAACTCAGAGATCAAGTCGATCCAGATCCAAGGAGCAAGACGTGAGCATTAAGTTGGACATGGACAAAGTTCGGCGGGAGAACCTGCGCTGGGTGATGCTGTTGGGTCTGCATAACGCGGCACCCTACGGTGCTTACGAGGAGATCCTCCTCAGCATCGCGCACGCCCTGTATCCCGATGCCACCCAGCTGGAGGTGCGTCGCGCCCTGGACTATCTGGAAGACCGTCGCATGATCGAGCTGGACAAGCGCCCGGATGGGCGCTGGCACGCCGACATGACCCGTCTCGGCACCGATACTGCCGAGTACACCGCGCAGTGCGATCCCGGCATCGCTCGGCCCGAACGGTACTGGTGACACCATGCCCCCGGCCAGCAAGATCGATCAACTTCCCCAGGACATCCGTGCCGAGCTGGATACCCGCCTGATTGCCTCCGGCTTCGGCGGGTACGTCGGGCTGGCCGAATGGCTCACGGAGAAGGGTTTCAGCATCGGCAAGAGCGCCGTCGGCGCCTATGGCCAGAAGCTGGAGCGGCGCCTTGCGGCAGTCAAGGCCAGCACCGAGGCGGCGCGCCTGATCAGCCAGGCAGCGCCTGATGATGCCGACGAACGCAGCAACGCGATCATCAGCATCGTCCAGACCGAGATCTTCGACGCGCTGCTGGCGCTGCAGGAATTGGAGGAAGGCGACGCCGAGGGCATGGATCCTGGCAAGCGCATCGCGCTCCTGGGAAAGGCGGCCAAGAACATCGCCACCCTCAGCCGTGCCAGCGTGAACCGCCACAAGTGGGCAACTGAGGTGCGGGAGAAGGCGCTTCAGGAGGCCTCGCAGCGAGTGGAGGACGCGGCACGTGCGCGCGGCCTTGGCGCCGACGACGTTGCCTTCTGGCGAAACACCGTCCTGCAGGGAGTCGGCTAAGTGTCCGAGCTGACGCCGCTGCCGGATACCGAGCGCGTTCTGGATTGGGATGACCTTCCAGAGAGCGTCCGCACCATCGCTTCCAACTTCGACCCGCGTGAGGCCGGAGTACTGATGGCCCACCAGTCCGAATGGATCCGGATGCAAGAAGGGCTCGATATTGCGGTATGTGAGAAGGGGCGCCGCACCGGCATCACCTTCGCGCAGGCGCTGACCGACACGATCACCGCAGCTTCCTCCAAGGAAGCCGGCGGCGATAACGTGTGGTACATGGCCGACACGAAGGAGAAAGGCCTGGAGTTCATTGGCTACGTTGCCAAGTTCGCGCCGATCATTGCGCGCGGGCAGGCATCACGTGTTGAACAGCACATCTTCCAGGACCAGGCACCTGACGGCACAAGCCGCCAGATTCAAGCGTTCCGCGTCCGCTTCGCCAGCGGATTCCGTGTCACCGCCCTGTCCTCGCGTCCCGAGAACATCCACGGCCTGCAGGGCGTGGTCGACCTGGATGAAGCGGCGCTGCACAAGGACGTCGCCAAGGTGCTGGAGTCGGCCACTGCACTGCTCATCTGGGGCGGTCGCATCCGGGTATGGTCAACGCACCGGGGCAAGAAGAACCCGTTCAACCAGCTGGTGCAGGACATTCGTGCAGGGCGCTACGGTGCGAAGGCGAAGGTAATCCGGATCAGCTTCGACGATGCCGTGGCCAACGGCCTCTACGAGCGGGCCTGCGCCATGCGCGGCAAGACCGCCACGCCGGATGGCAAACGCGAGTGGTACAACGCAATCCGTTCCGCCTACGGTCCCCGTAAGGCCGCGATGCGTGAGGAGCTGGACGTCATCCCGCGCGACGGCGATGGCTCGGCCATTCCCTCGGTGTGGCTGGACCGCGCTATGGCGGAGACCCGGCCGGTATTGCGGATCGTCTTCGATGACGACTTCCCGAAGCGCCCCGAGAAAGAGCGCGAGGTGTGGTGCGCGTCCTGGATTGCCACGCAGCTGATGCCGGCACTGAGGGCGGCCGCCAAGGCATTCACGGGTCGTTGGGCGGTTGGCATGGACTTCGCCCGCCATCGCCACTTCTCGGTCATTATGCCCGCGCGAATCGAGCAGGATCTGCGCCGCGTGGTGCCGTTCTTGATCGAGCTGGCCAATGCTCCCACCCGCCAGCAGGAGCAGATCCTGTGGGCGCTGCTGGACTTTCTAAAGACGGATGCTGCAGGGCGCTGGTCGTTTGCTGGGGATGCCACCGGCCCCGGCCAGACGCTGATGGAGTACACCGGCGACCGATACGGCAGGGCAGAGCTGGACAAGGAGACCGGGCGCTACCAGGGCGGCCCCATTCACGAGGTGACACTGTCGCGCCCCTGGTACGGCGAGTGGATGCCCAAGTACATCTCGCTCTTCGAAGACGGCTTCATCAGCCTTCCCAGGGACGCCTCGCTGGAGGATGACCACCGAGCGGTCGAGTACGTCGACGGCATTCCGATGGTCCCCAAACTGGAGCGCAAGGATCTGCAGGATCCTGACCTGGTGCGCCACGGCGACGGCGCAATCGCTGGTGCCCTGGCGCAGTTCGCGGCGCTGAATCACGTGCCCCGTGGCTCGATCGAGTTCCAGTCGACCGGGCAGCGCGTGTACGTGGGCGAGGCGCTTGATGATGGAGTTGTAGCAACCACCTCCGATAGGGGCTTCGGCACCGTGTCGGGTGGCAATGATTTTGGAGGCTTCGCATGACCACCGCTCGCCCTGAACTGAACCGCGAGGTGGCCACCACTGCGGACGGAATGGACATCACCCGCGGCTACACCGGGCCACTGATGCTTCCGTTCGACAGCGTGCTGCGCAATCGCGGCGGCTACGACCTGCAGATCTACGAGCAGGTGCTATCTGATCCCGAGGTCAAGGCGACGTTTGGCTCTCGGCAGGATTCCGTCGTCGCCTGCGAATGGCAGGTTGAGCCTGGCGGGAAGCGCGCGATTGACCGCGCAGCAGCGGATCATCTGCGCGATCAGCTCCACGACATTGGCTGGGATAACGTGACCCGCAAGATGCACTTCGGTGTCTTCTACGGCTACGCCCCGGCAGAGATCATCTACAAGGCTGACGGCAACCGCATCGCGATGAGCGCGATCAAGGTGCGGAACCGCCGGCGCTTCCGCTTCGGCAAGGATGGCGATCTGCGCCTGCTCACTCAGTCCCACATGGCCGAAGGAATCCCGGCGCCGGCTCCATACTTCTGGAACTATTGCGCCGGCGCCGACCATGACGATGAGCCCTACGGCCTCGGTCTGGCGCATTGGCTGTACTGGCCGGTGCTGTTCAAGCGCAATGGGTTGAAGTTCTGGCTGATCTTTCTGGAGAAATTCGGCATGCCCACGGCGGTGGGCAAGTATGACGAGAACGCCACTGCGGAAGAGCGGAATAGGCTGCTGGGCGCGACCCGCGCTATCCAGACCGACAGCGGCATCATCATGCCCAAGGCAATGGAAGTGGACCTGCTTGAGGCGGGTCGTAGCGGGACGGCGGACTACAAGGCGCTGCAGGACTACATGGACGCTACGATCCAGAAGGTTGTCCTCGGGCAGACCGCCAGCACGCAAGGCACGGCCGGAAAGCTTGGCAACGACGAACTGCAGGCCGAGGTCCGCAGAGACATCATCAAGGCCGACGCCGACCTGATCTGTGAGTCCTTCACCAAGGGGCCGGCCCGTTGGCTGACGGAAATGAACTTCCCAGGTGCGGAAGTCCCCCGTGTCTATCGGGTCACTGATGAGGCTGAGGATCTTGATGCGGCGGCATCTCGCGACGAGAAGCTCCATCGCCTGGGCTATCGCCCCAAGCCCGTCTACATCGAGCAGACGTATGGACCGAACTATGAGCTGATGGAGCCAGCGGCCGAGCCGCCGACGCCACCGACTGCCATCGACGACGCGCGTTTCGCCGACCCGGAAAAGTCGGTCCTGGCGCTGCTCCGGCGTCACTATCCGGCGGCGTTCGCAGAAGCGGACGGCCAGCAGGTTGGGAGCATGACGGCCCAGCTCGATCGCTCAACGCGCGAAGCCGGCACGGCGTGGGTTCAGGGGCTGCAGCAGCTGACAGAGAACGCCACCTCGTTGGAGGAGCTGTACGACCAAGTCCTGGCAGCGGCGCCGGAGATGAGCCTGGAGGAGTTCGCCAACGGCGTCGCCCTCGGCCTGAGCGCCGCTCACCTGCGCGGGCGAGACGACGCACAGCGCGCCGCCGGAGGCTGATCGATGGCGACCGTGGGCTATGGCCAAGTTCCCTTTGAGCAGCAGATCGCGTTCTTCCGTCGCAAGCGCAACATCGTCACGGAAAGCTGGCTGGACGTATGGGAGTCGGAGCATGACCAGGGCTTCATGGTCGCCGGCGCCAACCGTGATGAGCTGGTGGCGGACTTTGCCACGGCGATCCGCAAGGCCATCGACGACGGAGTGACGCTGGAGCAGTTCCGTCGTGATTTCGACCGGATCGTTGCAACACATGGCTGGGACTACAACGGTGGACGCAACTGGCGCTCCCGCGTCATCTACGAAACCAACCTGCGCCAGAGCTACAACGCGGGCCGATGGCATCAGCTGCAGGCCCTGAAGAAGTCCAGGCCGTGGTGGCGCTACCGCCACAGCGACGCAGTCGAGACGCCCCGGCCACTGCACCAGGCCTGGGATGGCATGGTTCTGCACTGTGATGATCCGTGGTGGCAGTGGTTCTTCCCGGCCAACGGCTGGGGCTGCCAATGCTATGTCGAGGCACTGAACGATCGTGACCTGGCGCGGCTGGGTAAGGACGGCCCAGACACGGCGCCTGCGATCGAGTTTGAACAGCGCATGGTCGGGCAGCGAAGTCCTGGCGGTCCGTTCCTGGTGGAAACGCCGGTGGGCGTGGATCCCGGTTTCGGCTATGCCCCCGGCCGCAGTCTGGACGGTTGGCCGATTCGCAGGGGCGGACCACAAACGCCTCCTGCGCTGGGCAGCGGTATCGAGGAAGCGCTGCAGGCCGCGCTGCGCCGAAATGTGCGCCTGCCGGCCGCGCCAGCTGCGCGTACCGCAGCTCAAGTGCTGGAGCGCCCCCGTGCGCTGGACGCGCTGCAGGCCGGCCTAAGCGAATGGCGCGCGGCTGCAGCAGCTGGCCGCGCGCGTTCGAGCCAGTATCTCGTTGGCGCGCTCCAGGTCAGTGCAGTCGATGCTCTGTCAAGCAAGGCGGCCGAGCTGGGCTCGGCCGCGATCGCCGTCGAGGCGGCCGAGGTATTGGAGCGGGTGCCAGCGACATACCTTCCATCGCTGCCGAACGCGCTGCGATCGCCATTCGCTCTTCTGTATGACGCCGCGAGCAGCATCGTGCGCTTCGTGCTTCAAGGTGATCGGCGGCAGCGCCTAGTCGTCGACGTTCGGATCCAAGGAACCGCCGCCATGCCCAACCTGATCCAGGATGCCAGCGTGGTTTCGTCGGTGGATCTTCGTCGCCTGGTCGACCGTGGAAGCTGGCAGCTGATCCAGGGAGAGATTCCCTAATGGCCGCGCGCGTCGAGATCACCAAGGACACCGCAGGCCCCGCGCTTCGCAGCGCGGCCAAGGGCCTGCGCAACGATGCACTGCAGCCGATGCTTGAGGACATCGGCGAGTACCTCCTGCGTTCAACGCGGGACCGAGCAGCACGCCAGGTGTCACCGGACGGCGCGCCTTGGGCGCCGCTCTCCCCAAGCTATCGACGCCAGAAGGAGCGCAAGCGTCCTGGCGTTCCGATGCTCCGCTTTGACTTCCATATGCTCGGCGACCAGCTCGCGCATCAGGTGGTAGGCGACACGCTGCTGGTCGGCACCAACGCGCCCTACGGGGCTGTCCACCAGTTCGGCGCGACGATCAATCGCCCTGCACGATCCACGCAGGTGTACTTCCGACAAGGCCGGGACGGCGAAGTCGGTACGCAGTTCGTGAAACGCCGACAATCCAACTTCGCTCAGTGGGTCACCTTGCCGGCGTACACCATCGGCATTCCCGCACGCCCCTGGCTCGGTCTGTCCAATGAGGACGAGCAAGAGGTCGTCCTCATTGCCTCCGATCACGTGGCAGGGTTGTTTTCCGAGTGAGCGCGACAGCGCGCCGCTGCGCCCGATGGTGCGCTGAGTGGCACGGTGGTGCATCGCTCGGGCGCCGCAAGTGTCAGACACCGCTTTCCGCGCGATCCTTCCCACATCGAACGCACCTGTGCCAGCGTGCGTAGCGAAGCTGCCAAAACTCGCACGCGCGCGACGCTCGAAAAGCTGTGAACCCGTGCAAATGACCTGACGCGATCGCGACAGGAACATGGCGGCATGAACCAGCCCGCCGCAGCTCTCGAAATCTTCAAGGCAGGAACGCACGTCGCCGAGGACGGTCGCTCCTTTACGTTCAGCGAAGCCGACGTTCAACAGATCGCGCAGACCTATAGCGTCGACCTGCATGAGGCACCGATCGTTGTCGGCCATCCCAAGGCCGATCTGCCGGCATACGGCTGGGGTAAATCCCTGGAGTGTCGCGACGGCGTGCTGTTCGCAGAGCCGCACCAGGTCGACCCCGATTTCGCCGGCATGGTCAACAAGGGTCGCTTCAAGAAGATCAGCGCATCGATCTTCCTTCCCGACACGCCTGGCAATCCGACGCCAGGCAAGTTCTACCTGCGGCACATCGGTTTCCTGGGCGCACAGCCGCCGGCAGTGAAGGGACTGAAGTCCGCGTCCTTCTCCGAAGGCGAAGAGGCGGTCTGCTTCTCGCAGCCGCTCGCCCGCTTGGGCTGGACCCTGAGCAGCTTGCTGCAGTCGATGCGCGATTACCTCATCGACCGAGACGGGCTGGAAACAGCCGACAAGCTCATCCCGCAATGGCAGATCCGCGAGGTCACGGAAAGCACGCGTGATCCGGACGAGCGTGTGGGAGCACCCTCGACCGCTTTCGCGGAACCCACCGATGAACGAACAACGGAGATTCAAATGTCCCAGCAGAACCAGGAACAGATCGCCCAGCGCCAGCAGGAACTGGACAACCAGACTGCCGCCCTGGAAGCACGTGAGAAGGCACTGGCCGCCCGTGAGGCGGTTGCGCGTCGCGAAGACGCCACCAACTTTGCCGAGGGCCTGGTCAACGACGGCAAGCTGTTGCCGCGACAGAAGCCCGGTGTCGTTGAGCTGCTGTTGGCCCTCCCTGTGGGCGGCCAGTCGCTGAATTTTGCCGAGGGCGAAACCCAGGTTTCCAAGCCCGCCGAAGCGGTCCTGCGCGAGCTGCTTTCCAGCCTGCCCAAGACGATGGACTTCAGCGAGAAATCCGGCGGCGGTTTGCCCGACACGTCGGCGCCCGCCGATTTCGCCACGCCGGGTGGTGGCCTGCAGGTCGATGCCGCCGGCATGGAGCTGCACCGCAAGGCAGTGGCCTATCAGCAGACCAACCCAGGCGTGAAGTACCTGGACGCGGTGAAGGCCGTCGGCGGTCGCTGATCGCCAACGACAGTCAGTCATCACCCAGACCATTCGCAGCTACAGGCGCCAGGAGCGCACGACCATGACCCAGAAGATTGCTCTGCTTTCCCTCTCCATCGCCGCCACGGCCGCACTGGCTGCCGAGCGCTTCGTCGGCGCCGGCGGCGCCTATGCCACGGCCGGCGGCAACACCTTCGGCGTGACGGCCACCGAAGCCAAGGTCGGCGAGCTGGTCAACACCGACGTGCTGGGCACGGCGGTCGCCACCGCCGGCGGTGTGATCGCCAAGGACGCCTACGTCCAGGTCGGCAGTGACGGCAAGGCGGTTACCCATACCACCGGCGTCGCCGTCGCACAGGCGCTACAGGGTGCTGCTGCGGATGGCGATCGCATTGAGGTGCTGCTGATCCAGAACGCCCCCAGCGCGGCCTCAGCCGGCTAAGCGGCACGCCGCAGCGCTAAGCCCATCCCTCGTCGAATTCAAGAGACCTTGTCATGACCCAGCAAACCACTGCCCAGTCCCGCGTCATCGATCCCATTCTCACCACCCACGCGCAGGGCTACCTGCGGCCGGGCAACGTGGGCCGCTTCCTGTTCCCGATCGCCACGGTGCGCTCCTACGGCGGACAGATCCTGGAGTTCGGCAAGGAGAGCTTCCGCCGCTACAACACCAAGCGTGCCCCCGGCTCGGCGACCAAGCGCATCACCTTCGGCTACGCCGGCAAGCCCTATGCCATCACACCGGCTGGCCTGGAGGCGCTGGTGCCGGACGAAAACCAGAACGACGCTGCCCAGGTGCCGGGCCTGGACCTGGCCAGTGACGCGGTCGACGTCGTCCTCGACACGCACGAACTGGCCCACGAGTACGAATGCGCCGAACTGGCCCGCGATGCCTCCAAGTACGACAACGACCACAAGATCACGCTGGTAGGCGCGGACGCCTGGACGGGCGATGGCAGTGATCCGACTCAGGATATCGGCAAGGCCAAGAACGCGGTGCGTGGCTCCATCGGCGTGCGCCCGAACACCGTCCTGCTGTCGGCATCGTCCTTTGCCGCTCTGGAATCCAACAAGTCGATCATCGACCGGCTGAAGTACACCGGTCGCGACTCGGTCACGGCTGAGCTGCTGGCCAAGCTGTGGAACGTGCAGAACGTGTACGTCGGCGAGGCAGTGGGTGCGAGCGGCCAGGACGACGACCTCAGTGACGTCTGGGGCAATGACGTGATCGTGGCGTATGTGGCTCCGCCGACTGGTGGCAACAGCCGCAGCAACGCGCGCCCGAGCTATGGCTACACCTACTCGATCACCGGCATGCCACTGGTCCGCAAGCCGTACCGCGACGAGAACGCCCGCTCCTGGGTGTATCCGGTGGACGCTGATCGCGTGCCGGTGATGAGCGGCATGCTCGCCGGCTACCTGATCCAGGGTGCTGGCGCGTAAGGCACAACCGGCCGCTGGCGACAGGAGCGTCGTCAGCGTTGCCTACGCCACACCAAGAGCGGCGGCGGCACCAGGCGAACGCGGGCCTGGCAGTGCGGAGCACAGCGAACCATGCGTGACAGCCGGAGAGCACGGCACCACATCTATTCGGAGACCCCGTCGTGGCCAAGCCTCGCACCGCGCCGTCCGGCGCACCCAAGACCGTTCAGGACAGCAAGCAGGCCGCCGCGCCCGCCGTCACGGAAGAGAAGCCCGCAGAGACCACCGCGACGCCGCTGGACCCTGCAGCCGATGCCGACGTCGATGCCGCCGCGTCTTCGGGCCTGGGCACCGACCCAGCGCTGGAACCGACCGCGAACGACCAGGCTTCTGGCGCCGGCGGCGACGTTACCGCTTCTGCACCGTCGGTCACCGCTGACGCCAATGGCGCGGCCGGTGCCGCTGATGGCCCTGCCACCGGCGTGAATTCGCACGATGACGACGCGCCGGCACGCGTCTGTTTTGAGGTGCTGACTCCGTTCAAGTTCAAGGGGCACCCCGTCAAGCCGCCGGCCTGGATCGAGATCTCCGAAGACGACGCGGCGATCTACCAGGATGCTGGCGTCCTCGGCCGCGAGCCGGCCGAACCCTTCGACCACGTCTGAGAGCCGCCATGTCTTACTGCACGCTGCCTCTGCTGTCGGCCGCCAAGCTCGCCCTGGAACTGGCCGAGGTGGCCACCCCGGAGCGCTTCCGCATCGTAGATGAGGCGCTGATGGACGCCACGCTGCTCGGCGAGGACCGCAGTGCCTACGATCCCGCAGACGTTGCGATCGCCGACCAGACTGCAGCGCACGTGCAGCGCGCCCTGGACGACGCCGACGGCGTGATCAATGGCTACCTTGTCGTGCGCAAGCCAGTGCCCTACATCGTGCCGCTCAACCCGGTGCCTACGATCGTCCCGACCTGGGCACGCTGGATCGCCCGGTACCTGCTGCACAAGGATCGGGTCAACACCGAGGACCGAACGGATCCGGTGGTGCGCGACTACAAGGAAGCGCTGCGATTTCTGGAACTGACCAGGGACGGCAAGTTCTCACTCGGCAAGGACGATCCGCTGCCGCCTCCGAGCAGTGGTTCGCCTGAGTGGTGCGCGCCGGCGCGACAGTTCACCCATGCCACGCTGGAGGACTACGGCAAGTGAGCGCCGCGCCCTTCGACGTCGACCTGGTCCGCGAGCGCCTGGTGGCCGCCAAGCTGCTGGAGAACAAGACGCTGCGGTCCATCAAAGGCGCGGCCGACTACCACGCCGTGCAGTCGCTCCAGGACTTCCCGGTGCCGTGCGCCTACCTGGTGCTGGCCCGAGAAAAGGCGGTCTCGCAACAGCAGGGCGTCGCTCCTCCGGGCCAGCAGGTGCCGAGCAGCCAGATTGCCTACGCCAGCTTTGCCGTCGTGGTCGCGGCGCGGAACTACCGCGATCAGCGCGGCGAGCAGGTCACCCAGGATCTGCAGGCGGTGCTCGCCGCCATTCGCGGAGCGCTCATTGGCTGGGTTCCGGACCTCCCGGGCGCACGCGCCTGCCAGTTCGTCCAGGGCGACATGCAGGACTACAACGCCAGCATCGCGCTGTGGGCCGACATCTATCAAACGCAGCACATCATCAAAGGAGCAGCGCGGTGAACGAAGCACCCGTCCAGAAGTTGGTCGAGGTCACCCTCGACAAGCCCCACACCCATGCCGGCGTGCAGTACGACGCCAAGGCCAAGATCAAGGTGTCCGAAGCCGATCGCGAGTGGTTGATCGCGAACCGCGTGGTCGCCGATACGAAGGAGAAGTGACGATGTCCGGTACCGGTTCCCTTTTCTCGCTGCAGGGCTACATCCGCAGCGCCGACGTTCAGCCCGATGGCAAGATCGGCAAGCTGCGCTGGCTCGGCAACGTTCCCGAAGCCACCCTGGAACTGTCGACCAACAGCACCGACAAGACCGACTCGTTCTCCGGCAAGCGCCTGCAGCTCGGCCGCCTGGACACCGGCACGACCGCCGCGCTGAACCTGACGCTGGACTACTGGTCGTCCGCCAACCTCGCACTCGGCTTCCAGGCGACGGTCGCGGATATCGCCGCAGCCACGGTGACCGGCGAGGTGTTCCCGACTGGCCTGGTCGTCGGTGACCAGGTCCGCCTGGATCATCCGTTCGCCTCCAACCTGGTCATTACCGACAGCGCGACCACCCCGGTCACGGTGCCGGCCGCGAACTATGAGCTGGTCGGCCACAGCAAGGGTGTGGTCGAGATCAAGACCCTCGGCAGCTTCCAGCAGCCGTTCAAGGCGGCCTATGGCTATGAAGGCGTGGAGAACACCGTGCTGTTCTCCGCACCAGGCAAGGTGCAGTTCCTGCAGTTCGATGGCATCAACACCGAGACCGGCGACGCCGTGGTGATCGAACTGTGGCGCTCGCGCTTCGCGCCGGTGCAGTCGCTGGGCCTGATCAACCAGGAGTACGGCAACCTGGCACTGTCGGCTGCGATCCTGTTCGATCCGGCCAGGGCCAGCGATCCGGTGCTGGGTGGCTTCGGTCGCCTGCTGCAGAAGAAGGCCGCCTGATGGCCAAGAAGGTCGAGGCCCCGGATAAGAAGGGAGCGCCCAAGACGGGCGCTCCCGACGACCTGGCCATCCTGCACCCGGAAAGCATGGCGGTGATCGGTGGGCGCGAGATCACCGTCCGTGAGTACGGCTTCGTCGAGGCCGCACGCCTGGATCGCCACATTCGTCCGCTGGTCGAGGGGCTTCACCGCGTCTTCGGCGATGCGTCCGTCATCCCGAGCATGGAAGCGGTGGCCGAGGTTCTGGCCAGCAACATCGATGACGTGCTGGTGCTGATCGCCGCGGCGACGGACCAGGACAAGGACTGGATCAGCGGCCTCAGCTACCGCGATGGCGAGCAGCTGCAGCTGCTGTGGTGGCAGGTGAATGGCCATTTTTTCATCGAACGCCTGATGCGAAAGGCAGCGGCCGAGCGGCTGGCAAGGTCATTGGCTGGGCCCAGCTCTACTCAACACTCATCCGCGCGGGGTACGGACGAACTCCCGCTGACATCGGGCGATACACCCAGCGGCAGCTGATGCTCTTTCTCCGAGAAGAGGACAGGCGCAGCCGCAGGGAACGTCGCGCCAGGCTGCACGACATCAATGCCGCATTCGCCGGCGGTGCCGTAGCCAAGGATCTATCCAAGCAACTGGAGTAATCACGTGAACCGCAACGCCGGCAACATGGAACTGGCCCTCAAGATCCGAGCGGACCTCGGCCAGGCCGGCAGCGCGGTCCAGGCCTTGGACAAGGATCTGGAGAAGATGGGCGGGTCGGCGCAGAAGGCGGCCGATGGCCTGGCCAAGGTCGGCAACGCCAAGGGTGTCACCGAGACCGGCAAGGCGGCGGAGACTGCCGCCGCTGGCCTGCAGCGCCAGGGCGAGACCGCTGAGCAGGCGGCCAAGCGCATCCAGGACATGGTGCAGGCATCGCTGGACTACAAGCGGGCACTGGACGCCCAGGTGCAGTCGAGCCAGTCCAACAGCGAAGCGGCCTCCCGGCATGCCGCCGCCACCGCAGAGCAGGCGCAGGCCTCCCGCGAGGTGGTTCAGGCCGCGTATGCCTCTCAGGCCACCACCACCCAGCAGATCCAGTCCATCTCCGAGCTGCAGCAGCGCGTCGAGCGCGGTGCCCGCTCGTTCGAAGACCTGGCTGAAACCGAGCAGCTGCTCGATCGGGTGATGCGGTCCAACCTGATCTCGGTGGAGGAGCAGTCCGAGATCTTCGGCAAGCTGGACAAGCAGGAGAAGCAACTGCTGGCCAGCAAGGAGCAGGCCGCTTCCGCCCGCGCCAAGGAAGAGCGTCAGATGCAGCAGCTGCTGCGCGTGTACGACCCGGCCCACGCTGCGCTGGTCCGGCTCGATGCCGATGAAGCCAAGCTCAAGCGATCGGTCGACGCCGGCACCATCTCGCGCGAGGCCTACAACCGGGCAATGGTGGGTATCGCCAGCCAGCGTGCCCATTGGCAGCAGCTCAGTGATGGCGTCGATCTTGCCGACCGACGCATGCGCAATCTCAGCCTGTCGGCCCGCGAGGTCCGCACCAGCCTGGCCGGCGTCGGCGCCAACTTGCTGCAGGGCAATGTCTCTGGCGCCGGCAGCATGCTGCTCAACCTGGGCAGTCGCAGTGCGGCCGGCTTTGGCGCCCTGGGCGTGGCCGTCGGCGGTGCCGTGGCCACGCTTGGCCTGTTCGCGGCCGCCGCATACAAGGGCTATCAGGAGAATCGCGCCCTGGAACTGTCCCTGATCGCGACCGGCAATGCGGCGGGGACTACGGCCGGACACCTGGCCGAACTGCGCAACCAGGTGGGCGGCACCACAGGCGAGTACGGCAAGGCACAGCAGGCATTGAACGGCCTGGCCGGCTCCGGCCGGATCGCCAGTGATTCGCTTGCCGAGGCGGCCGAAACAGCGGTGAACCTGTCCAAGCTCACCGGCGACAGCATCGAGAACACGACCGCCAAGATCATCGCCTTGGCCAAGGCGCCGTCGGCAACGCTGGCAGAGCTGAACGAGCAGTACAACTTCCTGACGCTGGAGGTGTACGACCACGTTCGCGCCCTTGAGGATCAGGGGCGCCAAACCGACGCCGCACGTCTGGCCATCAGCGCCTTCGCGGAAGTCCACAAGCAGCGTGTAGAGGAGGCCCGCCAGTCGGCCGGCTTCCTGGAACAGGCATGGGAAGGCGTCAAGGGCGCGGTGCTGCGCACCTGGCAGGCAATGAAGGACGTCGGCCGCACTGACGTCGAGGCGCGCCTCAGCTCGCTGCGCGAGGATCTGGCCTTCTTCCAGGCCTTGCGCAACAGCCCGATTCCGGGTGACGCCACCCGAGGCGCGGCGGGCGAACAGCAGACCAAGGCTCGCATCGCCGCGCTGGAGTCGGAGAAGGTTGCCCTGGAGCAGCGGGCGGCGGCCGATAGGGCCAACCAGGAGGTGCAGAGCAAGGCCGTGGCTGCGTCGAAGGCCATCCAGGACCAACTCGACAGCGGCGCGCCGAAGGCGGAGAAGCTGGCAAAGGCCGTCGACGAGCTGGGCAAGAAGTTCCGCGCATTGCGTGACGGTGCAGCAGCAGGGAACACTGATCCTGGACTGCTGCGCGACGTCGTCTTCGGCGCCGACGGCAGCATCAAGGGCGGTGCCTATGACAAGGCGCTCAAGCAGCTGCAGGAGCAGTACAAGGACCGCAGCCGCACGCGAAAGCCGGGCAAGACCGAGGGCGAGAAGGCCGAAACCGCTGCCCAGCGCGAGCTGGACAACCTGGCCAAGCAGGTGTCCATGCTCGGCGACCTGCAGGAGGGCGAAACCAAGGCCGGCGAAGCCGCGCGTATCCGCTATGAGATCGAGGAAGGCGCCTACAAGAACGCCAGCGAGGGTCTGAAGTCCCAGCTGGTCGACCAGGCTCAGCTGCTCGACAGTGAACGACAGCGCGTGGAGATGGCCAAGAAGATGGTCGACGTGCGCCTGCAGCTCGCCCAGCTGCAGGGCACCGGCACTGATGCCGAGGCGGCCAAGACGGTGAAGGAGTTGGGGCGCCTGCAGCAGCAGCTGGACAACGTGGGCAAGAGCGCCGAAGCGGCCGACGTGGCCAAGCTGATGAAGCTCACCGAGGCCAGCGCCCAGCTCAAAGGCCTGCAGGAGACCTACAACCGCACGATGGGCCAGGTCGCGCTGGAGCAGCAGCGGATCCAAGTCGAACTGCAGGCCGGCCTCATCACCGAGGCCGACGCACAGCAGCGCATCGTCAACCTGTACCAGGCAAAGCTGGTCACCCTGCGGGAACTCGTTCCGAAAATGCGGGAAGCGGCCACGGCGCTTGGCAACCCCGAAGCGCTGGCAGCAGTCGAGCAGATCGAGCTGAAGCTGCGGGAGATGGCGCAAACCACCGACCTGCTGCAGCAGAACGTCCGCACCACCTTCCAGAGCGCCTTCAAGGAGGCGTTCATGTCGCTGGCCAGCGGCAGCGCGTCCCTGGGTGACATGGTGCGGAGCTTCTTCGTGACGGTATCCACTGGCCTGGCTGAGTTCGTCGCCGATCAGTGGTCGCAGGCGTTGGCCAGCAAGATCACCTCGATGGTGTTCGACAAGGGCGTGGACGTCGGCGCCGATGCCGCAGCTGCAGCCGCCACCCAGGCATCGGCGGCGGCGTTGTCGAGCGCAGCTGCAGGCGTCACTGCAGGCGCTACGGCGGTGGCCACCAGTGCAACCGCGCTCGGCACCTCGGGTGCGGGTCTGATCAGCGGCGCGGCGGCGGTGACCGCTGCGGCCATCCAGATGCAGTCAGCAGCAGCTGCGATGGCTGCCGCAAATGCGATCGGAGCCGCTTCCAGCTTCGCGGTTGGTGGCTACACCGGTCCCGGCGGCAAGTACCAGCCCGCTGGCATCGTTCACGCCGGCGAGTTCGTCCATCGCCAAGAGGTGGTCCGTCAGCCTGGCGCGCTGGCATTCCTGTCGGCTTTCAACCAGTTCGGCATGGCCGCGATTGACCTCTGGCGCGGCTATGCCGAGGGCGGCGCGGTCACGCCGATGATCGCAAGTGCCCCCATCTTCAGCGCCGCGTCGCCGACGCCAATGACCGCTGCCACGCAGTTGGGTTTGCGCGTCATCAACCAGGTGTCGCCGGACCTGCTCGACCAGTACCTGGACGATCCAGGCAGCGACACAACCGTCATCAACAAGATCAGCCGCAACGCTGCGGCCGTTCGCCAAGTACTGGGACTCTGAGCATGGCCTGGGTAACCGACACCGCCGCCAACATCACCGACCTCATGGCCCGCCTGCGGGACTTCCTGACTACCAATGCCTCCCTGGTTGCGGCGAACCAGCAATGGCAGGTGGTGGGTGGCGTGGCCAGCGGTCCGATCGCGGCCAACGGTTTTGTGTCACTGAAGGGCCGAGGCTTGGCGGGCGAGGATGAGATCTACGTGTCTCTGCAGGCATGGGTGGTGCCCGCCAGCGCCTACTACAACATGGCGGTCTTCGGTCACACCGGCTACAACCCGGCGCAGCCGCGCCTGGATCCTCCTGGCTCCAATTCAAATCCGGTGGCGCTGCTGGGCGTCAACTCGCCGATCAAGTACTGGTTCGTCGCGAACGGCCGTTGCTTCAAGGTCATCACGCGAATCAACGGCCGTTACGACGCCGTCTACGCCGGCTTCATCTTGACCGACCATCTGCCGGCAGACTGGAGCTACCCGCTTTTCATCGGGGGATCGTGCCTGG